GTAAATACAATTATAGATTTCTTTTTTGGTGGATCATCTAAGCAAGATAAATAATATATATGCCATATTTACCTAAAGGTAGAAAGCCTAAAGATACAAGAAGTAGGAGAGAAAAAAATAAATCTTGGGGTGGAGATACATCTTTTTATAGACGAGCAGCTTGGAGAAAGTTAAGGCTTGTAGTATTAAGAGAAAATCCATTGTGTGTACATTGTTCTGATAAAGGCATAGTTAAACAAGCTGATGTAGTCGATCACATAATACCTGTAAAGAAATGGAAAGAAGGTGAGCTAGAGCAAAGTAATTTACAAGGCTTATGTCATCCTTGTCACAATAGAAAAACTTACAATGAAAATAAATAGATATAGAAGCAAATATGAAGAAGATGTTTGTGGTAAACTAGATCAAGATAATATACCTTTTGATTATGAAACAATTAATATTCATTATCAGATTACCGAACAACGAAGATATACACCTGATGTTATATTACCCAATGGAATCATTATTGAATTAAAAGGTAGGTTTACAGCTAAAGATAGAAAGAAAATGTTATTAGTTGTAGAGCAATACCCAGACTTAGATATAAGAATGGTATTTATGAGATCTAATAATAGATTATATAAACACAGTAACACCACTTATGCCCAATGGTGTGACAAACATAATATTAAATGGGCAGATAAATATATACCTAAAGAATGGATTCAAGAAAAGAAAAAACTCCCAAAGAAATAGCACAAGAAACCTATGAAAGTTGGATAGTGGATTTAGTAGAAGAAGAACCTGAAGATTGTAAAGATTGTGATGATGAATGTAATGGTTCGTGTGATGGGTAAAAAAGAGAGGACAAGTTAGTCCTCTTTTTCTTTTCCTAAGTTTTCTATTTCTAAATCAAGCATTTTTCTATTATGCTCACCATTATCTTCAGTTATATTCCACTCGTAAGTAAAAGGTATATTCTCTAATTCTTGTATTATCTTTTCTAAATATACTGCTAAATCCATAGCTTCTTCTTGTGCGTGTTTTAGCCATTGTAACTTAGTTAAATCATTTCGTTCCATAGTAGTGCCATATTTCTTTTTGCCTATCTTAGAACGCTTAATAATCTTATCACAAACTTTTTTCTCTATACTGCTCATAACAACTTTAATTAAAATTTACCACTTACTGTGCCATTTGGTTTTTTTATAATACCACCAAATCCACCATTTGAAGATACACGATCCATATACTCATCGCAACAAATTGCTTCTGGACTAATTACCTTATCATCAATTACCTTAATTGAATAACTTAATAGTTCAATCTGTTGCTTACACTTTTTACATATAAATTTTGCCATATTAAAGCTAATATACAAAAAAAAGAGAGAACAATTAAGTCCTCTCTTTCCAACCAAAAAACTTACAATTATGAGAAACAAAGTAAGAAGGTCAAATATACAAAACTTTTCCTTTATCGTAATCTAAAAAAGTAACATATTTATAAACATATCTTTTTCTTCCAAAATCAGTAGATTCAGGCATAGTTCTCCAACTCCATTTTTTTATTCTTGTTTTATTAAGATTAAAAACTAATACTGAATCACAATCAAAAAAGTTTATATATAATCCTTGTGATTGTTTTTCGTTTTTTGCCTTTCTTAATATTCTTTCGTACTTGTGCATTTCTAATATCAAGCCATCAGGATATTTTTCTTTTGCATAATCTAAAGTAAAACTTCTTTGTTTCATTTCACAATAGAACTTTCTTGAATCCCATTCGTAAGTAAAGTCCCAGAAGTCATATTTCTTTTCTGATGGGACACAATCAATTTTATACTTAGTAGCGAATCGGTTTAACAAGTCAAGTTCTTTATCATTCATAGTATAGAAAGTTGTGTGTTGATTTTATAACTAGAATCATATCGCTTGTTTTCACCTTTAGGATAATCTTCTTTCTTGTATTTCAATTCTCTTATCCACTTCTTATTCTCTCTTTTATTACCTGTAAAGTAAATGTATCTATGTTTTCTTGGTCTTTCTCTTAACGCTAATTCTTTGTTAAGATAACGCTTATTATCAGTAACTGTTTTACTATGTAAATGTGGATTATCGGCATCATATCTTTCTAATCTTTTAGCACTTAATCCTGTATAAATCCAATTAGTAGCTTGATAGATATAACCATTATGATTCATACTTGTATCAGCATAACTTACAATAATTAAACTTGGAAGCATCTTTAGAGATCTACTTAAAAATTTTGATAGTGTATTCTTAGGTAAATTATCGTTTACACACAATCTGTTAAGCTCATAAACAAAATCTTTATTGTGTTTGCCACAAACTCCAACACATAAAGCGTTACTAGCTGGCTTACCAAAAGTACAAACACCATTTAAAACACCATCAATAAATAAACCAAAAGAATATGAAATTGAACACATTCTTTTAGCGTAGTGTTTTTTTAGTAACCACTCTTTGTAGTCATCTCTATTAATGCTTTTTACTTGCATTTCAATACTTTTACTCACTTTCTTTAAGTTTTGTAAGTATATTTAATTCATTCTTTAATTCAATAACTGCATTAGCCATTTCCATTTCATTGGCATTAGCTAGTAGCTTTTCTCTCTTATAAGCCATCATTTGTGTATGCACCCAAGTAAATGCTAAAGCACTTTCTTCAAACACTTTTAGTCTAGGCATAAGTTTATGTGCTTTCGGATGTCCTTCAATTTGCTTAAACATACTTATAACTTCTTTTTGATGTGCTATAAATTTATCAAGACTATTCATTTCGTCAAGATTTGGATCAGCATCTCTAAGTAGCTGAATGGCTTTCATTGTTATTTCGTCAGGCATAATTTAAAGTATAGTTAATTGGTTAGATTGATTTGATTTTTGAATGTTTAATGCTGTTTCTAATATTTTTTTACCAGATATATAATCAACTAAGTTTCTTGCAATTTTCATAACTGATTGATTTCCTTTATATTTATTGAAGTCGTAATCGTGTAATTTACACAAGGCTTTAAGCTCATCTTTACCTTGACAAACAGTAGATTTTCTAACACTTAAAGTATTTGGTAAATTAAAATTAGTCCAATATAAATGTCTATTTCTTTTAATTGGATTTAATAAAGGCTCATAGTAAGGTATTACATTTTCGACTACATATTTACCTTTAAAATGTGTTTTTAGAAATATTATTTCTTGATAAAGTTTCATATCAGGGTAAATAGGATCTCTACCATTTGCACCGATACTCCAATATCTTGCTCTACTATGTGATGGGCAAGGTGGACTCGTCCATATAAAATCAAAATCTTTATAGTGTTTTAATAAATATGTATGTGCATCTGCCACAATAACCTTGTCATTAGGGAATCTTTCTTGATAAAGTTTAGCTAATTCAACATCTAATTCAACAGCAGTAACTTCTATGTCAGCTACTTCATCCCACTTATACCGATTACCACCTAAACAAGAATATAGATTTAAAATTTTCATAATTAAAAGTATCTATTGGTTGGTGTTTTTTTTATCGTTTCTTGTATAGGATCAATTAAAGTACCATTCTGATTAAGGTATCTAAATCTTCGTAAACTGTAAGAATAAAATAAACAAATTGGCTCTAATTCTGGTGTAGGCACTCCTACTAACTTCTGAAACTTAACCTTTTGAATATGTATTTCAGTTACATTCCACTTATCACTTTGTGGATTTCTATGAAATACAATAAAATTATCAGCTCTGTTACCAAACATAGCACCATACTCTACATCACTCATATTTGGCGCAGGTCTTGTACCATCTTCACTTCTTTTCCTGTTCGCAGCTGTGCCAGGATGTACTACCAAATAAAACATCACATTGTGCTTTTTAATAAATCTTCTTACATTACTTAAAGCATCATAATAGTAGTCATACTTGTTTGTTTTACTTGGTGCTTTTAAATCATTAAGAGGATCAATAGATATACCATCAAACTTTTCTACTTCTAAAAAATCACTAAATGAATCTAAAACATCTTCAACAGTTGGTGTTTCCTCAAATGTAACAACAGTAAAATGATTGTATGCCCAACGAATAGCATTGATATAAGTATCATTATCTATTCTTTCTTTAAATTCTTTATCTGCTGTTTTGCCACAATACATTTCTGCTATATCAATCATCAAATCACCGACCGGCTCATTTTCTGGGCAATACATAAGCCATCTATAATTATATAATTTAGATGCCATTATCATTAAAAATAATTGTGTTGTAGTTTTACCTATGTTAGCAAAACCTGTCATAATAGTAAGCTCTCCTTTGCGAAAAGTATAGTGATCGTTTAAAGGTTCTATACCTGTTTTTAAACCTTTTGTATAACCATCTCGATATATCTTCTTGCAGTATTCTTCAATCTCGTGTGTTGAAGTAACTTTATAGTTAGACATATCTTAACCTTTAATAGCTTTTATTTGACCTTTTAGATATTCTGAATCAGGTGTGTCTTTTTTTAACCTAGAAATCCATCCAGAAGCACTCATTTTCCAATTCTTCATTTGGTTTTTTCCTACCTTCCAACCTTGTGATTCGTAGTAGTAAAAAAACCTTTCACCTTCTCTCTTGTTGCTACCTTTATCCTTGAAGTATTGAATGACTTCTTGGATGGTTCTAGGTTGTGATTTTTTCTTAAACCCCTCTAAAGAAAAACCACTTTTAATATTATTTGCATTTAAAATTTTAATTATGTTATTATGTACTCTACTTTCAGGGTTTAGTTTTTTACCATATTGAAACTCAATAAAACCTAATAAGTACCATCTACCATTATTTAAAACTTTAATTCTTTTCTTTTCTTTATTTACACTATCTAAAAAAACTTTATCATCTATGTCATAGCCCACACAAAATTCAAATAGTTTTTTGTTTGGCTTATATACACCTGCGTAATCACAATTATCACATATATATATCCAAAATAGTTTATGTTGAATTGGTAAATCTAAAAACCAATCCTCATTCCATTTAGTTGTATCAGTAAATCTTTTTGCCATTGTTTCTCTATTTTAAGGTTGTAAAAATAAAGGCTCATAGGTTTTGTTCGGAAATCTTACCTGCAGTAGCTATGATTATTAAGGTTTAACTGCTATCACCTTTGCCTTCTTTATTTAAAATGGTAAATCTTCTTCTACTTCACCATTAACTGTATGATATTCTTCATCCACAACAACATCATCAGCATCTTCTTTTACTTCTTCTTTTAAAGTAAATACCTTCCAAGCATTTAGATCGGTATAGTATCTTTCATTGTATTCTCTACAATTTATGTTAAATGATACTTCTACCATTTGACCAACCTTATTGTACTTCATAAAGTTGTCTACTTTTTCTTCACCAAATACTGTGAAATAGGCTTCAGTTGGATATTCACCAGAAGTTTTAACCATAAAACCTAGTTTTTTCCAATTAGTACCTTTTTGTGACACACCTTCTTGTATGTCTGAGATTTTTGTAATCTCACCTTGAAACTTCAAATCGTTCATAGTTTTTAAATTAATTGTTTATAGTTACTCGAATTGTTGAAAATATTCATCTTGTACTTTCATAAAAAAGTTTCTTGCATCAGAGTTTGAATTCATTTTATCTACACAAGCTGCAATCAATACACTTTGATTTTTTCTATACTCTAAATGAAACCTGACTTCAAAATCATCATCTTCACTTACATTCTTAACTGATATAGCAATGCTTTCATCAGTTTCTTCTTGTATTGTTTCGTGTGAAATATCAATTATGTTATTGTTAATTTTCATTTGCAAACAACTTTTTTATCATTTCTACTTTTCTTGTTATTGAATAATGTGATTTAATTATCTTCCTTAATTTACCATTAGGAGTATAATCTTCTCTTTTAATTACTTCTCTTAACATTAATCTCTTACAAGCCCTAAAATCCTCATCATACTCACAAAGTACCTTAAATGTTTTAATAGAGTGCATTACAGTTGAATGGTCACAATTTGTTAAGGTAGCTATTTCTGATAATCTTAGATCACCAAATGTACTTAAAAAATATCTAAGTGAATGTTTAGCGTTCATTAATTCTCTTTTTCTACTGAAACTCAATACTTCTTCAGCATCTACTCTCCAGAATTTACAAACTGTTGGAATACATTGTAACAGCCTACTATTAGCGTGTCTTGGTAATATTTCAGCTTTCATAATTCTTCATATATTAAGTTATTTCTTTTTAGTGGCTTCTTATATTCTTCTAATAAAGATATATATTCTTCCCTACCACCTTCAATAAAAAACTCAGAACATCTAAATATACCTACTTGAAATGGCTCAACAGTTTCTATAACAATAAATACAAATTCTTTTGCACCAAAGCCATCAAGATAAAATGCTGCTTGTCTATGATAATTATACCTAAAAGCACTTTTTCTAAATTCAGTTATAGGTTTTGAAGTAGTTTTTAAATCTACCAACATATCACCACCATCAACCACAATATCTGCTTTACCCTTACAATTTACCATTGTATTAAAGTCGATCCAACACTTAGCCACTTCTTTTTGTGAATTTGATAATATGTCTTTAATTTCTTTATGCTTAGTCAATTTATCTCGCATCGTTAGAGCTTTGTCATACTGCTCTAAATTAATTACGATACCATCTTTGTTTTCGTAATTTTCTTTCCAGGCCTTATTTAACTTACTTGCCATAGATTTGTTTGGCTCAGGTCTATCTTCTGGATTGAATACAACAAACTTGTTTTGATATTCTTTTGGCTCCAGAACAAGGGTGTGCAATAAATTGCCAAACCTTAAAGCTGGTGAATCTATTTTACCACCTTGCTTCATCATCTCATAATACTCTCTACCTTTTTTAAGGTAACCTAATTGTGAGTTTGTAATATACTCCCAATCATTGTAGTATTCTTCGTCAGTCTTAAATTGTTTCATATTAATCTTAATTGTTTTTTATGATTGTTTAATCTTTCTTTTGCAGTTTTGTAGTGATCGCTATCTAACTCACAAGCAGTCAAACTAAAACCTAAGTTATGACAAGCAATAGCTAAAGTACCACTTCCAAGATGTGTATCTAAAATCTTATCTCCTTTTTTGGCATAATTCATTAATATCCATTCGTATAATGATATAGGCTTTTGACAAGGATGCCATCTTAATTCATTTTTCCAATCTATTGTTTTGCCTATTACATTACCAATACTTACATAATGATAGATCTTCATATTAACACCAAAACTATGACTTGCAATATCACAATCTGATAAGCCTTTAGGATTGTTTCTTTTACCACCACCTGTTTTATCGTGAACAATTCTACCTACATCATCAACATATTTTGCTCTACCCACAAAATAATCATACTCTTCGTGTTTTAACTCCGGCAAACGAGATTCCCAAAAACCGTGTATGCCTTTCTGATTAGTTAATTGTCCGTTGTAATTTTTAGTAGTATGCAACGGCACATGCGAATCGCCAATATAATGTCCTAAATCTGCTGAAACTTTAATAATTCTATCGTAATCTTTTGCTTCAAATGCTTTGGTAAGT